TTATCGTTTCCAATTCTTTGTTTGGCTAATTATGCCGTATTTAAGTACGTTTACAAGACACTGGGTAGAAAGGCGCCAAATGTATTGGTGAATGGAGATGACATCTTGTTCTGCGCAACCAACGATGAGTATCAGTTGTGGCAGTCAGTCTGTCTGGGAGTTGGGTTTGTACCTTCATTGGGAAAAAATCTATTTTCGGACAAAATTGCTCAGATTAATTCTTCCTTGTTCAAAATCCATACCCGAACAATCTTTAACGACCTAAATGTCGTTGATTGTTCCGCAGATGGTTTTCTCGAAGCAGATTTTATCGAGTCTCATAGATATGAGCTCGATCCAGAATGGCTAGAGGAATGTTTAGCAAAGCCTTACGATAGATTTTCGAATATGTCTGTACCACACTCATTTGTGAGTGGTGTTACGCATATCCCATATTTTAGTTTTGGTATTTTGTTGAATAGGGGCAAAGGAAAGGAGGGTCAGCAAACTCTGTATCGAAATGACACAGAGGGCTACACAGAAGATGAGTCCGCGTTCGGTCGAGTTCCCGTATTGTGGAAACTGTTCCAAGACCTTCGAGTTGGTTTTGATGATAAGCGAGTTAAAACTCTTTTTAAATTTCATAATTTTGAATTTATTAATTTTTTTAGCAAATTTGCTAGTTGTTACAACCCATCGGGTCGTGATCAGCAGATATTCGAGAGTGCTGGGGGTGTTGGTTTACAACCCTACCAGCGAGAAAATGGGATCCTATAGTTCTTACTTAAGGGGTCTCAATTCTAAGCTCACGACGTCTCCGTCATTGATCCTATCGAAGGCCAAGAAGTTTTCTAATAACCTATTCGGCCACATGCTTCCCAGTATATTCTATAACTCTGATCCAGAGGAGATAGATATACAAAGATCATATTATTGAGGCTTTTACCGAGGCTTCGATGTCCCTGTGCTAGGAGGAGCACACCCTTTGTTTATTTTCGTCGATTTCAATTCGCCAAGATGGGCTGTGTTTGACAACACGGTACCTTGGTGAGGAATGTAGAGTTAATGAGTAATCATTAGATGAGAAGAGCGATTTATTTCAATTAGCATTTCTAACAGACGGCTTCTGCCTAAGTTTCAAGGTCCTATGATTTAGCCGGACATGACGTCAGTCATGTCTGCTTTAAATAGCACGGGTGAATTGTATTAACAATTCCTTGATTCTGTACCAGAAAGTCGATGTCTACCCTATGATGGGAGTACACGGTCTATCAAACTGTTGTATTGAATGGAAAAATGTTTCTTGTTCATGTTAAAGTAAATCACACTCTAGAATGTGGCTAAAATCCAGCCACCAATCCTACAAGAATTGAATAACAAATGAAAACAAAGG